AGCGTGACCTCAATGCCAAGGTAGCCAAGGCTGACATTGACTCTATGGAGGAGGGATATGTCAAGACCATGGCTACGTTGAAGTACAATCTCCAACAGGAGCAGAATGCCATTGAAGACCAGAAGAAGGCACTCCTCAAGAGGAAGAGAGACGAGGCATTGAAGTCTTGGCTTGCAGAAGACCCGGAGGGAAGGAAAGAGTATCAGTTTGTTTATAAGGCGGAACTCACCCCAGAGGAAGAGGCGGTGTTTGCTCAGATGGGCGCACAGGCTCAGATGGAGTTCAACAAGGGAAGGGCGAAGGCAAGCAAGCAGTACGCAAAGGAGTCGGCCCTTACCATTCGCCAGTATGAGATTGATGCCATGACGGATGGTGCAGCCAAGGATGCGGCACAAAGGAGTCTTGACAACGAGAGAGAACTCCACGAACTGGAGATGCAGAGAGAAGCCTACATAGAGGCTGCCAAGGCGGTTCATATCCTTGCTGAAGAGAAGAAGATGGCTGCCGATCCGACATACATGATGCAGGCTTTTGATGCTGATGCAGCCAATGCGGCTTTTGACAACATAGTAAGCGGAACAAGAGACAGGCAGTCGCAAGACGAACAGCAGAGGTTGAATGACCTCATTCTCCAGTATGGCTCATACGAAGAGAAGAAGTCTGTCATCCAAGAGAAGTACGCAAAGGCAAGAGTTGGTGTTTCGGCAAAGGAGGCAGAACTTCTCACGAAGGCTGAGGCGCAGGAGTTATATAATCTTGAGCAGCAGTACAAGAAGACCGCATCTGCAATCCAAGACCTGTTTGGTAACCTTGAGAAGAAGTCTTCAAGCGAACTTAACGCAATAGCAGACAAGGGAGCAAGTGCCCTTGAATACATCAAGACTGGTACATGGTCGGAAGACAACAAGTTCGGACTTTCGAAAGAGGCGTTCAACGAGATTAAGGCAGACCCTTCAAAGTTGCTTGATATTGCTAATGCGATAGAGCAGATACGCAGACAGGCTGATGACCTTGAAGGACCTCTCAAAAGAATATCAGAGGGTTTCAAGGAACTGTTTGAATCGCAAAAGGGAACACAGGCATTTGAGAATGCCTTTTCAAAGATTTCAAGTGGTTTCAGTGATGTGAGCAATGCATTCGGCTTTGTGTCTGACTCTCTCGGTTCTATGGGAGAAGCCCTTGGTAATGAAGGCTTGACCAAAGCGGCGGAAGGCATTAACTCAGCCTTGAACGTAGCAGGTCAAACTATGGAAGGAGCACAGGCGGGAGCAGCATTCGGACCTTGGGGAGCAGCCATAGGTGCTGTTGTAGGTCTTGCCTCAAGTCTGGTGACCGAGATTTCAAAGGCAAAGGATGCAGTCCATCAAGCAGAGATAGACAGGCTTGCTGAGGAGGTTGCTAAGATAGATGCTGATTACGAGAATCTTGGCAAGAGCATAGAGAAAGCATATTCTGTAGATGCCTCAGACCTCATTAAGCAGCAGAATGAACTGCTTGAGCAGAAGAAGGCGAACCTTGAGCTGATGATTGCCGAGGAGGAGGCAAAGAAGAATGTTGACTCTGAGCAAATAAATGGATGGAAAGAGGCAATTAACGACATAGATGCCACGATAGAGGCGAATGCTGAAAAGGCGCAGGATGCAATTACTGGTATCTCCTTTGACTCGTTTAGAGACAATTTCCTCAGTTCGCTTATGGATATGGAGAGTGGAACGGAGGAGTTTGCCGACAACATAGAGGACACGATCCGAGAGGCAATGTACAACGCCTTGATAGCGGACAAGTATCAGTCTCAGTTGGAATCCCTGTACGATGACTTGGCTGAAGCGGTAGAGTCAGGAAGTGCAAGCGAGATAGCAAAGGTCAAGGCTCAAATCAACGACCTCTACGGCAAGATGGAGGATGAGGCAAGGATGATAGATGAGAGGATAGGCTACGATGCAGGTTCAAGCCGTTCTGCAACATCAAAGGGAATAGCCCAAGCATCGCAGAGCAGCGTGGATGAATTGAACGGAAGGATGACTGCCATCCAGTCGCACACGTTCTCAATCAATCAGCATTTGGCTTCGGTAGTGGCAATCAACGCACAGATATTGGGAAGGGTGTCAAGCATTGATGCAAAGGCTTCAAGACTTGAAGAGATAGAAAGGAATTTGACAAACATGAGGTCGGACATTTCGGATATGCTGACCAGAGGAATAAAAGTTAAGGCATGATGACGGCACAGGATATAAAGAACAAGGCTTTGGAATGCGGTGCTTGCAAACTCATTGAAGGAGCTTCAAGCATTGCAGACCTTGTTGCATTGATGAGGACTCCACAGGGAAGAGAGTTCTGTAAGAAGCATAAGTTCCCGACTCTTGACATCCTTCGTGAGCACAAGGATGCCTTAGCAGACATGGGTGTATTCGTTGATGCAGGTGTCATTGACGTGGAGAACGATGATAACCTCATTGTTGCTGGAGATACCCTTGCAAGAGTAAGATACGACAAGACTGACAAGCCATATCATGTGATTGTGATGGCTGATGCCAAGGTTATAGTCAACGCATGCGATTATGCGACATGTGAGATAACTCTTATAGGTGGCGAGGCTCAAGCCAGTGAATGGAATAACGCAAGTGTATTTATGAGATAGCGATGAGAGGTGTTTTGTACATAGATGGTGTAGATGTTTACACAGAGTACGGCATATCGGTTTCCGATGTGGCGTATGATGACCTTGTGTGCTTCCCAAGCCTCAAGGACATTCCGTTTAACGACTGGCATGAGAGAAACGGCATAGACCCGGACCTCTCGGCTCCAGTAGTCAAGGAAAGAGACATCACAATCCCTTTCTATGTATCGGGCGTCCACAGAGGTTATTCGGCATTTATAGAGGCTTTGACCGATGGTTCTTACCACACCTTCAACTTTGCCGCAATCGGGCTTACAAGGTCATTACGATTGAAGTCTTGCGGAGAATTGAAGTCCGTTTCGGGTCTTGGCTCGTTCTCTCTTGTTTTCAGCGATGATGATCCGAGGAACACGCTTACGAACGTAACTCCTTCGTCAGTTATTGCCAAGTACGGAGATTTCCTGTTGGACGGTGTTGACTTTGCAGAATATGGTATTCGTTTCCTTCGTGGAACGATGGATTCAATAACGCAGATGCCGGACATCAAGGAAAACCTCAAGAGAGACATCTCAGTAGTTCACGGACTGCAGTATGACGGACAGAACGTGACCTACAAGAGCAGGACGGCAAGTCTCCGTTGCCTTATGAGGGCAGGGTCAGCCGATGAGTTTTGGAACAACTGGAATGCTCTGCTCTATGACTTGGTGAAGTCGGGCAGCAGAACGTTGAAGGTTACAGAGCTTGGCAAGGAGATACCATGCTACTACAAGGGATGTTCGGTAAGGTGTTTCTTCCCAGACAGAGGCAAGTTTTGGTTTGAGTTTACATTGGATTTAGAGTTTTACAAGGGAGTGATATAGTATGATAATTTATGACAAAGAGGGCGTAGTCCTGCTTGACATAGAGGTGGATGACACATCAGTCCGCTACAAGGCGATTAAGGGCGAGAATAGTCTTACCCTTAAGTTCTCCCTTCCAGAGCACGTGGAAGTCCCATTGGGGGCTTATTGTGAGTTCAAGGGCGAGACCTATACCCTTATGATGCCGGAGGACTTGACCATGAACCACAGGCGTTCGTTTGAGTACTCGCTTGTCATGCACAGCGAGGATGCGAAGGCAAAGAGGTTTATGTTCATCAATCCTGTTGACGGAAGATTGAAGTTCTCTCTCACAGCGAAGCCGATTGAGCATCTGCAGATGTTCGTAGACAATATGAACAAGCGAGAGGGAGGAAATGCTTGGAAGGTAGGAGAGTGCGAAGACCACGTTGAGATAGTGCTTTCGTATAATCATACCTACTGCTACGATGCCCTTGTTCAGTTGGCGAATGAGCTTGAACTTGACTACTGGTTTGAGGGAAAGACAGTCAACCTCGGCAAACTGGAGGTGAACAAGGATGAGCCTCTGCCTCTGTCATACGGAGGAGATGGTCTTGGTCTTAAGTCCAACATCAAGAGGACGAATTACTCGGATGCCTTGCCTATGGAAATCCTGTATGTGCAGGGTGGAGATGCTAACATCGACCCAAGCAAGTACAGAGTACCGCAGGGAAGTGCTATGGGTTCATCGGTATTGCTGCTTCCGTCATCCAAGAGGATTGGATATGACGGAGTTCACTTTGAGGGCGAGGATGGCTTTGATGCAAGCAAGGCTCGTTACTACGTTACCGACAGCGAGGGATACTCTGTAAGACGTGCAGACAAGGCAATTCAAAACTATGCGGAGGACTCGCTTGACTGCTCGGAGATAGAGCCTACGAAGGAAGAGAAGATAGAGACCGTCATCGTGTCTGACAAGGAAAAGCATTTCTACGACTTGGTGTTCAAGTCTGACGTGGACTATAAGCAGTACGGAATAAAGGGAGAGATTGCAACAATCGTCTTCCAGTCGGGCATGTTGGCAGGAAAGGAGTTTGACCTTGCCACCGATACGAACGGAAACCTTATCTGTGCAAACGCAGCAGGAGGTCACTGGAGGATTGAGATCGTACCGCAGGAGATTGACGGAATAACCATGCCGGATGATGAAAGCGGTTATCTTCCTGCCAATGGAGATGCATTTAAGGTGTTCGGAGTCCAGTTGCCGAGCGAGTATGTCTTGGATGCAGAGATGGAGATGCTTCGCTATGCGGTAAAGCATCTCTATGCCAACGAGGATGCCCAGTACACCATTTCGGGAGAGTTGGATGAGATATATGCCAAGAGAAACTGGAGCGTCATCGGGGATAAGATAGTCCTCGGTGGATACGTTTCATTCAGCGACAAGAGTTTCCAAGAGGAGCCTCTGCTCATTAGGATAACTGGCATCAAGGAGTATGTGAACAAGCCTTACTCTCCATTCCTTGAAATCTCAAATGCTGCGATTGCAGGTTCAATCGTAGGTGCAATCAACCGAATGGAGAACCAAGAGGCGGAGACTGACGATAGGTTCAACAAGAACAGGCAGTACACCAAGAGGCGTTTCAGTTCAATCAAGGAAACGCTCTCCATGCTCCAAGATGCGTTTGAGGACTTTGCCCCTGGCATTGACCCTGTGACAGTTCATACCATGGAACTCGTTGCAGGAGATGAGAGGAGTCAGTTCCGTTTTACGAAGTCAGTCAATAGCCTTGACTCTGCCCCATGTCCTATGTACTACGATGCGGAGTCAAAGAAGATGAAGACAGACTCTGGAGCATTGGTGCATTTCACACTTAACGTGGACTCGGTTACAGCACCGAACGTAAGGACGGCAGGAGACTACCTTTCATGGGTTCTTGATGCAGGAGAAAGCGAGGTTCTCTTGGATGGAGACAAGTCATACTATGTATGCGTTGAAGCCCCAAAGGACGGAAGCAACGCCAAGTTGTTTGTTACGCCAGACCCTATTGGCCTTGAGGTAGGAGAGAACTACTACTTCTATGTCGGTATCCTCAATAGCGAGTCTGGTGGAACGAGAGACTTTGCGACCATCTACGGCTTCACAGAGGTTGCGCCAGGAAGGATCGTAACGAAAGTCATCCGCAGTGCGGACGGCACTTGCGTGTTTGACCTTGAGAACAACACGATAACTGGACCGATGAAGTTCCTGCCGGGAACTACTGGAGTAGAGAACATAGGTGGATTGGCAGAAGCGGTCCAAGGCTCTATTGAGAACCTTGAGTTCGGTAAGTACAACCTGCTCCGCAACAGCGGCTTCACAGGAGACTTCGTGACCGAGAGCCTTGAGAAGAACGATGTGCTGACAGAGAGCCTTGAGATGTTCTCCAATCCTTTCGCACACTGGACACATTCCAACGCCACGGTGACTGACAGCGAGGTGTCTCAGTCGGGAAAGGAGTGCCAGATTTCAAGCAACGGATACATCAGCCAGTTGTTGCAGGTCAAGGTCATCAAGGGTGAGAACTATGTCATCTCGTTTAGAGCAAAGGGAACGGACCTCCAAGTAATCACGGCTGGATACTCCAAGACTGTGGAACTCACTTCCGAGTGGGAGAGATACGTCATCAAGTTCACTGCGCTTAACGACAACAGCGAGTTCGCCATCATCAATGCTGACTGCAACATCTGCGAGATTCAGCTTGAGCGTGGTAATGTGGTTTCCGCTTGGGGACACTCCATGTGGGACAACCAGTCTGAGCTTGCCAAGTACCAGAGCATGCAGTACCTTGAAGCGATACTCAAGAAAGGTAGCACGGACATCAATAGTGGACTGATAATGTCAAACCTCCTTCTGCTTGGCAACCCTGAAGCAAACGACAATACGGCAGGTGTGAGCGGTATCCGCAACGATGACAACGATGTCGCATTCTGGGGTGGCGGTACATACTTACAGGCCATAGCAACGGTCATGAAGTATGTTGAAGACCCGACCTATCAGCCGACAGATGCAGAGGTTGAATTAATGGCGAAGGCGGTCATCACTCACGGAGGAAGGGCAATACTGAATGACATTATCCTGCGAGGAACGATATACACCAAGAAGGGCATGCTCGGCAATCTGTCAATCACGGAAGACGGCATAGAGGTCAAGACCGAACAGGGTGGAAAGGTGGTCATCAATCCGTCTGGAATCATCCTCTACAATAGCGATGGTGACATTACAGGAAGCCTCGGTTATTGCGGAGGAAGCGCAATCAGCGCAGTAGGCAGGGGCGGAATCGCTGCGTGCCCAAATGACGATTACCACGCAGGTGTGTACGCATCATCGGACAAAGCGGCATTCGTATGCTCGAAAGGCAATTTCACTGGTTTGAGGACGGTCACAAAGGTGATTTCCACAGCAGGGGACCCAAGGCACAGGCTGACTGAGATGGACTACAATGTCCTTGTGAGCCTTACAAGCGGCACTTGCAACTTGGATGTAAGAAGCGTGTATTATAATGCCGAAACGGAAGACGGACAGGAATACATCATAGAGTCCATGGGAGCATCGCTGAACATCGTGTCTGGAGGAGACAACATCTTCGTTATCGCATCGGGAAGCAGTTACGGAAGCGACACCAACCCTCTTACGAATGCTGGTAAAGGAGTTTTCAGGTTGAAGTATTACAAGGATGCACACATGTGGACTTTCTCTAAAATCGCATAGCAATGGAACTACAGACAATACAGACCACGACAACGTGGAACGATGCGGCAGGACGCATCAACACAAATAACGCCAAGGTCAGCACCGAACTGGAGAAACTGGGTAATGCCACCTACAAGCACAAGGGATACTTCAAGACCCTTGATGACCTTGAGACCGCCTATCCGACATCTTTTCTTGGTGCGGTTGCATGGGTAGGAACACAATACCCATTCACGCTCTACCGATGGATAATGCGAACAGGATGGACTACCGATGGCACGACAGGAGGGGATGAGAACCTTGATCTGTCGCAGTATTACACCAAGGAGGAGGCAAAGGCTATGTTCGTCCAGTCCGATGGGGTCCGCAGCATCAACGCAAGTTACACACAAGAGCAGCTTGAGGCTATGGAAGCTGAAGGACTCCTTGAGGAAGGAGTGCTCTACTTAGGATTTGAGCAGTGATGAAGACAACTAACAGACTGGCAATAGCAAGACTCGGCAGACGGATTGTCACGGTCATGTACGCAGGAGCAAGACTCGTATGGCAGGCTGTAAGAAGTTGCTTCGGAAGCGGAAAGTGGATAGGAGAGAAACCTTGGCTCGGAGACGAGACTTGGAAATCGGAATAACATAAACACTATATGTATGGCAGAAATCATTGACATAACAACCCCATGGGAGGGCAGGACTGGACGGGAGGTGGAATCCTTCATCAAGGGATCGCTTAACGGCAAGTTCGGTGCAATCCACATTGACCCCTCTACTTGGACTTTCTATTTCTTCAAGGATGAAGAAGACAAGCAGAAGTTCCTTGATGGAGATACATCTGTCTGGTACAAGTCGGAAGGTCTTGATGTATCAAAGAAGATGCAGCAGGTCAAGATTATCAACGATATGGAGAGTACTATCCTCTACTTCACTACGCAGGAGGAGCAGTCAGTAATCACGGTCGGCTTCATATCGCAGGAAAAGAACTTCGGAGATGAGAACTATACCGAGGTTTACGAGAACGCATACTTTACCGTAGAGGTGGACAAGAGCAACACAGGCTCTTATGTCACAGTGGTGGAGAACAAGAGAGTCATCAACGGAGAGAAGTTGTCCGTAGATGTGAAGAACTACCTTGCGACTGGTCAGAACAAGGTAAGGATTACCTGTACTGGAGAGCAGAGCGGCAAGAGAGATACCATTCTGTTCACAGCCAATGTGACTACGATGTATCTGAAGGCATCCAACTTCGGATGGCATCTTCCGTTCATAGAGGGCAATCAGTACAAGCTCGGAGGAATGCTCATAGGTGGTAGCATTGACAAGGTACTCAATATCCGTATCAGCAACGAGAACAACTATGCAGCCTCCTACAAAGTGCCTCTAGGAACTGCAACCCACACTATCAATCCTTATGACTACTACGGCCTGCCGTTCCCTACAGAAGGAGGAACAGGAGTTTATCATATTGAGTTGTGGCTTGATGCCGACGGCTTGGAGTCCGACCACCTCAAGTACAATATCATGTGTGTTGCTGCCGCAGACCAGCATACAGCACAACTTGCCGTGATGAACTCTTCGTTATCTAAGATAGTCAACTATGCAGAGAACACGGTATTTGAGTATTCTTGCTACAACGCAGGAGGCACGACTGCTACGCCACATCTCAAGTTGCAGAGCATCATCGGCACTGTGCCTACCGTCCTCGTGGAAGGTGCTCTCGGAACGGTAGAGACCTCTAAGGCGCAGTCATATACCTATCAGCCAGAGATTGAGAGTTGGGAGGAGGGAATGCAGCTCCAAGCAATCCTCACTAACGGCAACGAGCAGACAATCATCTTCCCGATTGACAACAGCCTTTCGTACCCTGCAATCAGTGGTGCTTCGTTTTATCTTCAGCCGTCATCTCGCAACAATACGCAGGATGATAGGGAAATGATTATAAACAAGGCTGACCACTCCTACTGGCAGGCATACTGGGAGAATATGGCATGGAAGGATGGCATTGACGGATGGACTACCGATGCTTCGGGAGTTAAGTGTCTGTTCCTTCCCGCAGGCTCTACAGCAGAGGTGCAGATGCAGCCGATGAAGACCTTGACCAACAAGACCATTGACCTTGTGTTCAAGGTAGACCATGTGGCGGACTACGATACTCCTGTGTTCTCTATCTGTGACGACCCTTCAAGTGATAACTTCAACGGAATCGTGGTGTATGCAAACAGAGTGGTGGTATATACCAATGACCAGAAGTCAACCCTCGTGCAGAGCCGTAACTTCCGTGAGGGAGTGAAGCAGAGCATGCAGATTGTGTATGCCAACAACTACAAGGGAGTGGGCAATACCGTGACCATCTATCAGAACGGAGTGGCGCAGTGTGAGTTCCAGTATGAGACCAAAGACCTTGTTACGAACAACGGCTATCTCAAGATGGGTAACGCATTCAGCGACTTCTATCTCTACTCCATGAGGGTGTATGAGAGAGCACTAGCATGGCCAGACTGTGTACAGAACTGGATTGCTTCACTGAGGACTACCGAGGAGAAGCAGGCTGCTATGGAGCTCATTATGAAGTGCGTGGATGACTCCTTCAATATGTCCTTTGATGCAGTTGTTGCAGCAGGATTTGACTACATGACCATAGAGATGACCGAGGGCAAGATACCAAGCTATGTCAGCCAGTCGGCAGGCAAGTGCAACGTGGAACTGAAGGTCAAGGGATGGTGGGATGTCGTCACCAAGTTCCTTAACATAGATATTGATGGACAGGGTACAACCGCCATGAACTACTGGTTGTGGAATCTCCGCCTCAAGCTCGCTATACTTGCTTTCTTTGCAGGACGATGGACTGGCAAAATCAACTATGCTTCAGGTATGCAAAGCCACAAGATGGGTGCTACAGGTGCTTATGACGAACTCTACCATGCCGTAGGATTGGAGAATGAGGTCAATGGTCCTGTCGCAGTGAAGCAGCAGCCTGTATTCGCCTTTGAGAAGAAACTTGTGGATGCTTCTGCAGATCTGTATAGCTATGACTTTATCGGCTTTTACACCTTTGGACCAGACAAGGGAAATGACGCATACTTCAAGTTAGATGACGAGAGGTTTGCCGACAAGGTTATCTACCTTGAGGGAATGGACCACAATGTCAAGGGAGCAGGATATGACTACCCATACTTCAAGCTGGCATACAAAGCATCTGCCGAGGCTATCTGCAACAACGGAGGCGAGGCAGCCCTTGAGGTGCGCAAATGCGGAAATGCTAAGACTGAGGCAGAGATACAGGCGAAGCTCGATGAGAAGTTCAAGCCCCTCTATGAGTTAGCATACAGCAACAACCCTCTCATCAAGGGAACGGATGCGACTCTTGAGCAGATGAATGCCGATGTAGAGGCATGGGGCAAGCAGTCGGATGCAGAGGGACACAAGTTTGAGAGGTTTGAGTTCTGGATTGACGGAGAGTACGATGTGCTCTATCTTGACAAGGCGGAGAACAAGTACAAGAGCAACGGAACAAACCTCCTCACTCAGCTTGGATTGACAGAGGAGGCCCTTGCAGGACTTACCATAGAGGAAAAGAACAAGGTATTCATTGATGCGAGGGTAGCAAAGTTCAAGGCTTCTGCAGCAGATTACCTCAGCGTCAAGGATTATATGTTCAAGATGGTATTCTGCGTCATCTTCTTTGCTTCCGATAACGGAATAAAGAACACCTACTCATATATCCTTGCAGAAATATGGAGACAGTTTCAGGATGACCTTGACTCAATCATGAAGAGTGACAACCAGTCGCTGTTCTCTAAGGAGTTTTGGCAGGAGATGTTCGACTTCGCCAACGAGAATAAATCCTCATACGCATTCAAGGGCGAGCACAATGTCCTTGAGCAGCTTCTGAGAAGGGCGTTCCCAGAAGTGGAGCAGGAGATGGCTCACAAGATACTTGATGCGATGGTGTCGCTTTCTCCATACGGAGACAATACCATTGACAAACTGATGGGATACATCCAGTCAAGGTTCTGGGATAAGGCGCAGGGATACTTCCCGAAGTCTGCATACAACAACTTTACAGCACTCGCATACGAGGGCGCATGGCCTGCATATATCGGCAAGTCTACGGTCAGCTACACGGTGGACGTGAATCCTCTGTCACAGGTGGTCGGAGACTCGCTTGAGACCGAGATGGACTTCATGTACTTCCGACTGATATACATCATGTCAAAGTACGCCTACGGACCATTTGCCAACTACGATGACAAGTGCCTTGGACAGATTACATGGAGAACGCAGGCATCGCAGAGTCTGACACTTACCCCTGCATTCCCTCTCTATCCTGCTGCCCTATCTGGTCAGACTGGTAAGAGGAACGCAGATCGTAGATACATGGCTGGCGAGAGCATTACCTTTGATGGACTCGGAGGAAGTAATACCAACGTGTATATTGCAGCCGCAGACTGCCTTGCAGATGTGGGAGACCTCAGTAATATCATCGTGGACAGTGAGACTGATGCGACATTGCAGATTTCTGCCAAGAGGCTGAAAACATTGAAGGTCGGAGACGAGGTGGAGGCATCGTCCAACATAGGAAGGCTGATGCTTACTTCTACACCATCCCTTGAGATTCTTGATGCACGAAACCTCAAGAATCTTGCTAGTGATGTGGATTTAAGCAACAGCCCACGATTGAGGGAGGCTTTGCTTTCCGGTTCAGTATCTACAGGTGTATCACTCAAGAGAGGACAGAAGATTAAGGTGCTGTCACTCCCTGCAACCATCACATCGCTTGAATTGCTTGACCTGCCGAACCTCGCTGATGAAAACCTCACTATTGAGGGAGTAAGCAATGTAACATTCCTGCGCTTGGAGAACTGCAAGAGTGTGGATATGTTTGAGCTTTTGAAGACCATCTATAAGACCGAGGGAAACAAGCTGACCAATATCCGTATTGTAGGCTTCGTTTATGACGGAACGGCAGAAGATCTTGACATGCTTGCCCACTTCGCTGACGATACAGATGCAGATGGCAACGAGAGAGTGTATAATGGTATTGACGCAGATGGAAAGACCGACACACTGAACATCCCAGTCATTGAGGGTGTTCTCAATCTTGATGGCTATGTCTATGAGGAGACGGCCAATGTGGTGCGTGCCAACTATCCGAATCTTGTGTTCCAACCTTTGGGATATTATGTAGCAATAGAAGACCCAGAGGTGCTTCGTGTACTTATGGAGAAGATTACTACCGATGATGGAATCGGAGTGACTACTGAGGATATTGAGGGAGTAACTACGATTAGCACTTGGTTCAAGGGGAATACTGAGATTGAGACTTTTGATGAGCTTTATAGATTTATAGGTCTGAGCTCTTTTAATGCAGCCGCTTTTCGTAATTGTACTTCGTTGAAGTCTGTGAGCATTCCTCCACAGATAACCTCTACATCTATTAATCAGTTCAATGGGTGCACTTCTTTGACTGAGGTCAAGACACAAACTCTTTTGAAGATTATAGAATCTGGTACTTTCTATGGATGCTCGGAATTTGAGGGTGTGGATTTATCGGAACTTGAAGAGTTAAGGAATGCTTCCGCAGGAGTGGGTGTATTCTTTGGTACTAAGATAAAAGAGTTCAATGCTCCTAAACTGAAGACTCTTGGCACAACATTGTACACGGCACATTTCCAAGGAACACCTCTGGAAAGAGTGATTTCTATGGGAGAAGTAGAAGTGTTGCCAGATGGAGATGAAAATTACGGTGTTTTCAATAAATGCCAATCATTAGTAGAGGTCAATCTTCCTCCTACCTTGAAGACGATAGGTGCGTATTGCTTCAACGAATGTAGTGCTCTTGAGACTATTAATATCCCTACATCGGTCACAAAATTAGGTAATGGTGTCTTCCGCAAATGTTCATTACTTTACTTGGACGAAGTAAATCTGCCGAACCTTACAACATTCGGCTCAGATGTGTTTGCCTATGTGAAGATTAGGAAGTTGAATCTTGGAAAGGTTACTACTTTGCCTACGGCAGGTATAAGCAGTCAGAACTACGGAGACAAGAGTGTGCTTGAGGAGGTGGTTATACCAGAAGGAGTGACGAGTATTCCGAATGCATCTTTCTATGGTTATGCCCTTGTTAGGACAACAATTCCTAAAAGTGTAGCCACTATCGGTGCACAAGCATTCTATGGTTGTAAAGCCTTAGAAGGAGAGGTAGATGTTCCAAATGCAACAAAAGTAGACTATGGGGCATTTTATAACTCCGCCATTACATCGTTTAATGGAGAGTCGGTGACAACAATAAATGGTGGAAACGGTGGCGATTCGGGCGCATTCAGCACCTGCAAGTCACTAAAGTCAGTGTCTATCCCATCGGCAGCAAGTATTGGCCCTAAAGCATTCAATAATTGCTCCGCTCTGGAAAGCATAGAATTGCCAAGCGTTGTTACTGTTTCTTACGGAGCATTTATTGGGTGTAGTGCCATAAAGAGCATTGACATAGGCGCATTAGTAACTATGATTGACTATCAGGCATTTGGCTCAAGCAAGGCTGCTGAGACTATCATATGTCGTGCAACCACTCCACCGACAATCAAGACTCCAGACCCGCTTCCAAGCAACACTTGTCCAATCTTCGTCCCAGCCGCATCAATCACAGCCTACGCAGGAGCGACAAACTGGTCAGCCTACGCAGACCGTCTTGCTCCTCTTGAAGACCACGAGGACGGAGGATATGTGCCTATTGCAGACCCTGCGGTGCTTGCTATATGCGTTGCGAATTGGGATGCGAATGCTTCGGGATATATGTCGAAGAACGAGGTGGAAGCGGTGACTGGCATCGCAAACGCATTCTACAAGAATACCGAGATAGAGTACTTCAACGAGTTTGAGAATTTTACAGGAGTGACATACCTTGTCAACTCAAATGCGAGTGCAAGCATCAAGCATTGCTTCTACGGATGTACCAACTTGAAGGAAATCACTCTTCCGTCAAGTCTGACCACCATCAACAACGGAACGGAGTCTGGTCAGTCTGGTGCGTTCTTCGGATGTACATCGCTTACCAAGGTGGAAGGCATGGAGCATCTTGTAAGCATAGGCAGATATGCGTTTAGAGGCTGTACCTCATTGGCGCAGGACATTAACTTGCCAAACGCAGAAGGAACTCTCGGAATGCTGGCATTCTATCAAACGGCTATCACTAAGATAGTAGACCTTGGCAAGATTACAATCCTTGATGGTCAGAGCACGGCTTCAGTCAACAGCCCACAAGGCCCGTTTGCGAGATGTGCGTCTTTGGTTGAAGCACATCTTCCTGCGACCTTGACGGAGATTAGGAAAGGTGCATTCGGTTTCTGTACGGCTTTGACAACCTTGATAATTGATGCGGTAACGCCTCCTACTCTTGATGCGAATGCTTGGTATGGAAGCAACGCTTTGGCTAACATCTATGTGCCAGATGCTTCCGTTGATGCTTACAAGGCGGCAAGTGGTTGGTCTGACGCGAGCGTAGTCAATCTCATCAAGCCAATGTCACAGTATAACGGATAATTAATCACGGGGGAGGCAACTCCCCCATTAAAAAGAAGAATATGGAACACAAGACAATTTACGCAGGTCTCGGAAAGACCTTGAAACGACTTTCGGACTTAATGGATTTCGGAAGCGAGATTACACTCGGCTACACCCACTACATCGGTGGTGAGAAACTTGCCGAGCCTTTATGGGAGCTTGAGGAGCACTACGAAAGGGTGGAGATTCCTCTTGCCGACCTTCGCCTTGGAATGGTCTTCAAGACCGATAACGGAAAGCCTTACACGATTACCGCTTTCTCGGCGGACGGACATCCCATCTACGGAGAGGGTGAGCTTGAGGTTGAGATTCCCGAAGGCTATTGGGAGCAGTTTATGCCAAAGCCTATGGAAGAAGAAGTTTAACCCCTAAAATTCAAGTATATGAAAAAGTTTATTGACTTCATCAAGAAGGTCGGAAGCATAATGTACGACCTCTTCATAGCGAGCAACCGATGGAAGCATCTTATTGCTGGTTGTATTGTCTATCTTGCGGTAATGGTGTCAATGTCTATATGGACTCCTTTTGACCCAGTCACATGGCAGTGTGCTTTCGGTTCTACGATAGCCACCTTGATTGTGATGATGGCTTTGGAATACAAGGACAAGGCACACGGAGGTCTCTTTGACTGGAAAGATGTGTTGGCAGGAGTGACAGCGCCTATTGTGGGAGACATCGCTGTAGTGGCGATGCTATTATTCAGTTAAAGGAGTGGGAGGAGTGTGTATGTGGAATTTGCATTTGAATCTCACGCAGGACATCGGTCACGGAATCTCAATTATCTTCATGTGCTGCATGCTCGTCATTGCGGCATGCCTCATTGACCTGTGGACGGGTATTGATGCGGCGAAGAAGAACAAGGAGAAGATACGCAGCAATATATTGCGAAGGACAGTGACCAAGATGCTGGACTATGTGCGAGTGATTATCGTAGGAGTGCTGATTGACATCCTAGGATTGTCATTTACCTGGTATGCAATGCCGTACTGCGCAGTCATTCTCACTCTCGGCATCCTCATTATAGAAGCCAAGAGCGTACTGGAGAACTTCCATAAGAAGAAGTCATCGGCAGCACAGGTGGTGGACATCATACAGGCAATCGTGGATGCTACGGACAATGAGACTGCGGAGAAGATAATCAAGGCCATCAAGGACGATGGCAAACTGAGAAAGGAGGGAAAGTGATGGCAAAGGTAACAGCGATCTTTGAGACGAGGGATAAGCAGCTTATTCCCTTGGATGACATTCAGCACATCAACGGCAGGTATAACGATGCGTTGAAGGAAGGCTACCAGACCTTGACGATATTGTACAAGGACGGAATGAAGGTTACTATTCCTGCTAGTGAGTATGAACGATTATGGAATGCGTGGGAGGCGAGAAAGAATGGGTACTATAAGTAGGAATTTCAGCTTCTCGGAATTTGAGAAGAGCGACACGGCTAAGGCTTACCGCATACAGAACGTGATTAAGGACTGGGATGTGAGGGATAACATCATTGCCTTGGTCGAGAATGTGCTTCAGCCTTTGAGGGATGCATGGGGTCAGCCCCTATTCATCAACAGCGGCTACCGATGCAAGGAGTTAAATGCCAAGGTCGGAGGAGTGGCAACGAGTCAGCATTGCAAGGGTCAGGCGGCTGATGTGGGATGCAGTGACCCGTTGGCATTGGCAAGGCTTGTGAAGAAGATGGGTCTTACCTATGACCAGATGGGAGTCTATCCTACTTTTGTCCACCTGTCCTACAAGGATGATGGTGAGAACAGGATGCAGATATTCTACTCGTCCAAGTACAAGGGAGAAAAGGTATAATCCTTTCCAATCCTTTATAAATTGGAAACATTTAGATAATAACATTTCAAGTTTCTTGTCAAATGACTTGGCGAAAACGAGGGTTATTTGACAAGAATTTAACGAGATGTTTTATATTGGTGCAGTCTTTGTTTTAGGCGTTTAATTTGAATATTGATTTGAAGATTGATAGTCAAAGGATTACATCTGAATGTCGTTTAAAATTCACTTTAAATCGTTTAAAACATGAAAACAAGAGAGCAAGTTATTGAAGAACTCAAGTCGGCAGGTTTATGGAATGAGGATGCCGTGAAGAGCATGAGACCTGAATTTGTAGAGGCAGCATTAGATTTCTTTCGCTTTACTGAAGAAAAGTGCCGGATAGAGAAAGAGCAAAAGGAGAAAGAACTTTACGAATCAATAGCAAGAATGATGGATAATCCTCACACTCATAATGCACAATGTGTAGATGTTGACTTGTGTATCTTTAAGAAAAAGCGAATATAGTAACTATGTAATTGTAAATGGTCACTTATGCAATTGTTTTTTTCTTTGATATGCAATTCTTAATATGAAAAATATTGAATACAAGTGCGTAGGATACGGATTATTGCAATTGTTAAAAGACCAACTGCAATTAGTAGTAGAAGGAGAAAAGTTGTGAAGAAGTACATACCATACATAGTGGTTTTCCTTGTGGGTCTGCTCATCGGATGGATACCGAAGGGCAGGCTCCAGAAGGACACCATCGTGCAGAGGGATACCATTGTCGTATACGATACGATAGAGTACACCAATGAAGTCCTTGCCGAGAAGACTAAGGTGGTCTACAAGGACAAGGTGGAGTATGTATATGTGGACGTAGAGAAGACTGATACTCTCTATGTAGAGGAAAAGGTTTATGTGCAGATGCCACGCCAGTACTACTTCACCGAGACGGATGATGTGAGGATATGGCATTCCGGCATAGACAGCACGATAGATTCGTTGAATGTGTACACGAAAACGCAGAATATCACGGAAACCATACTGACCAAGGACAAGAAGAACTACCTTTCAGTAGGAGCGGAAGCGATGTATATAGGAACTCCCTACATACCTATATACGTGGAATATGAAAGAATGTTGCATAGGAATTTCAGTATTTACGCACGAGGAATGCATGACTTCATAAGTCAAGAGAACGGAGTTAGTGTAGGAGTGAGAGCCAAAATAGGCTGGTAGTGTTTGAGATGTTTTAGATAATGTTTTCGTTCTGCGTAATTAGACAAAACAGGCAATAGTTTAGCAATAATCAAAAGTCGTGTCGTATGGCACGGCTTTTTGTTTGTAATGAGTCATGCTGATTAATTTTTAGTCAGTATGGAAAACAGGTTAAAGTATTTCGGTAAGGTCATGAAGGTTGTGGCTGAACTGATGGAGGTGTCGGAGCAGAACATCCTCGGCAAGTCAAGGGAGTCGGATGTTGTAGATGCAAGATGGATGGTGATCTGTCTTATGAAGGAGAAGGGTTATACCACGAAGCAGATTGCTCCATTGATGCTTCGCCCGATTAGGACAATCAATCATGCTGTAAATTCGTTTTCCGATAGGGCAAAGTACTCGTTCAATGGTCTTGGCAACACGATGGCAATGGCTCGGCAATTACTGCAAGAGTAGGCAATAATGAAGTTGGATTTTTGTGCTGCGGTTAATAGTGACCGTAACACTTAAATCCAATTTTTTATGGAAACCTTCATTAAGGAAAAGGAGATTGTCCACGATGACTACAACAATAGTGGTCACAATCTCAGAGGTAGGGCAAATGCAGGCCTTACACTCGGAATTATCGGCACTGCGTTAGCAACTGCCGCAATAGCAAAGCAGGGAGGCATAGGCGGTCTGCTCAATGTCGGAGCAACCACTCCTGCACCTAGCGGCCCGGTTACTTACAACGTAAGTTCTCCTACATGCTGCACACCTTCTCTCTATGCAAAGGAGTGTGACGACATTCTCAACGTGACCAAGGGCATGTATGACCTCTTTATCGTAGGTCAGCAGAATGCTACCAAGGCAAGAGAGATCGATGTGGCAGAGAAGTTCGGTCTGTATGTAAGCAACAGAGACAACATTGACAGAGTGAACGGACGCATCAACGATGAGCTGTTCTCGCTGTACAAGTACACTCGTGACAAGGATGACGAGACCAACGCAAAGATTTCCGACCTTGCTCAGCAGGTGGCAATCAACACAGCAGTCCGTCCTTATCAGGACAAGCTCATCCAGTGCAAGATTGACGAGGTTTATGCGACTCTCGTGAACTATGTTGATCGCAAGACCTGCCGTCTTATCCCTGGTCGCCTTGTGCTTCCTAGCACGCCCACTGTCACAGGCTACTCGGCAGACTGCGTTTGCCCTACTGCCACAGCAGCAGCTGGTGCGTAAGTCAAAGAAAAGTAAGTAAACACTGAGGATGTTATGTCGGGAATCAATTTCAATTTCAACAGAGGTGTAGACCCATTGCTTGGACCTACAACCGATTACCAGTCGCACTTGGCAGAACTGGAGGAGATGCAGACGGTCATTGACCAGAAGAGACAATCGCTTATGAAGATGGCTCAAGGAGAACCCCAAGAAGTGGCTGTGCCAAAGACAACCACACCGATATGGGATGAGATAGATACCATTACTGCGAACATGTCGCAGGCTGAATTTCAAAAGATGTCTGAGGACGAGAACTACAAGTCAAGTCTCAATGCCTTGATGGAGTATGTAGCGGCAGTCCAGTTGCAGATGATACGACCTCGTATAGAGCATTCAGAGGAAGGTAAGAAACTCCTTGAGCAGCATCTTACCAACGTGAGGTTTCTGCGTAAGGCGGCTTCTGCTGACGTTGACAAGAGATTGTCCGACTTTGAGGACTATACCAAGAACTACTCGCATATGAGTTGGGATGAGTACCTGAAGACTAAGGGAGGAAAGAAGAAATGAGAGTATCGGATGTAAACGCCTTTAAGGGTCAGTTCAAGGATGCCGCCTTGCAGTGGGCGGGATCGCTGGTAGACCAGATGCTTCCGAATAAGGTAGCGGCTAGAACCCTCGTCAAGAACGCCATAGGCAATGTGCTGGCAAGGCTTGACGGAAAGATAAACCAGATGGTGGATACGGCCTTTGTGATGTTCGGGGATGCAAATGGCGTGGTGGATACCGACACCACCATTGACTTGCTCTGCGACATGCTCAAGGAGATGCCTCAGAAGGAATACTCCTTTGGCTTCATCGGTGCGAAGGTGGGCAAGGGGGAAATCTTCATAGAGTTCCCACATAACATCTTCAGTGACTTACTTGTAGGAGATGTAGGGGGAGTGAAATTCTCCACAGAAGACATCAAGCAGTTGAAGAACTATTTAAGTTAGAGATTATGGATCAGGAAATGATGCAGCTCAAGCATGAACTCAAGGAGTTCATAGAGCACGGACAGCACATCTTGCAGAAGATGGAAGGAAGCATGGGGCAGAGATACTACGGAATGCGTGGTGGTCAGGGCGTAGGCTATAGCGGCAGCGGTTATGGTGGAGGTCAGGGCGGAAACTACGGCAACCGAGAGCCTTGGATGCAGGGTGGATATCCTCAGGAGCAGTGGCCCAATGTAGACCCAAGATGGTTTATGTAGAGTAACCGAGGGGCGGTAGAAATGCCGCCTCTCTTAATGATAAGAGATATGGATGAATGGATGCAGACACCCGCCAAGGATATATACCTTGCAGAGATGGGGTGGCACTTCAATGAAAAGGCATGCAAGTATGCAGTGCAGTACCTCAAGGATAGGAACAACAAGCCTATCAAGCCTTACTCCAAGGAAGAAGTAGATGAGATGCTCAAAAAGCAAAATGTGACCTTGGAGAATAATAAGGGATGGGATTATGTGTATGTCGCTAATATGGCGAAGTCCGACATGGACGGAAGTCCTCTTGCTGATGACAAGAGCATTGCCAATTATGTGAAGATCGTGATTGACGATGTGGATGCTGCTGACGGAGAAGTGATGGGATGTTGGTACGTCAAGATGATATTCCGTCACATCCCAGTTGACTGGGCTATGTTCCTATGATACGTCACATGTTCCATATATGGCAGCATGAATGGATAGTGAAGACGTATATAGACACGACTGCAGATGATGCGGACGAGATAATAGATGAGCTTCACTCCATAGGTGCTGACATGGATACTATGCGTCTTGCATACAGGAACCTTCGTGGTGGTCTGCTTAACACAGGACTGACGTACACTAGTCCGTACAATCGTGAGACTGTAATGGTAGTAGGCAGGACCACCAATGCGGAGGAGTTCTTCAACAGCCTAGTTCATGAGATGTGCCATGCGAAGACGCATATATGCGATTATCTAGGAATTGACCTCAAGTCAGAGCAAGCCTCATACTTTATCGGTGGACTGGCGAGAGACATCTTCCCTCATGTCAAGCATTTTTTGTGCGACTGTTGTCATCGCAAGATTGAAGGGCATAGTGAGCATTAGAATACTCATGTGCGAACAAAAAGAACAAACCCTGCCACGATTCCCATCGGAGCAGGGTTGCTTTCATCATTCCTCCTTTTCTTTTAGTTTGTTGAACAATCTTTCTGCCATATCCACCCCTTCGGAGACTGGGTCGGCTGTCTTGCCTATCAGTCTTGTCGCAAACACAAGTGCGGAAAGTCTAATGAAATCTAAATCTGTCATGTGTACTTTGTTGAAACGTCACAATGGTAAAGGCATATAGTGTGCCAAAGAAGATTATGCCGTTGCTTGTGTATTGCTAGGAATTGCATATCTTTGCGAGTGAATTTTAATCCATGCGCATCGTCACTCAACCAGATGAGCATTTTTGATTGGAGAGTTTACCAGCCAGTGACTCTCCAAACTTGTAGAAGAGAGTACCGAATGGAGTACCAAACGAGGTAACAGAATGACGAGTATTGTTACCTATATATATAATAGGTATAGAAGAATCGTTGTTAGGGAACGAAACAAAAGAAAGGATTTCGTCGTAAGTATTCTGCTCGGGGCTACAAATTGCGGAGATAACTCATTGATTGTCAATAGTTATCTCCGCTTTGTTGTACCATATGGAGTACCAAAGTCTATTTTTTCTTGAAGAAATCGTGGTTTCTGAGCATTTCTGCATTCTCGTCTTCGGACACTTTTATGTACTTGAGGAATGTGGTTTCTCTGGTATGTCCTGTAATCTTCATGATGGCTATGGTCGGTACTCCTGCCTTGTATGCGTTGGTGGCGAATGAACGCCTTGCTGTGTGTGTCGTTATGAGTTCGTATTTCTTGAAGGTCTTTGCTACGCTCCGTCCTCCGATGTTCTTCGTTATCATCACTTCATCACAGATTCCTGCAGCCTTGCCGACTTCCTTGATGTATTCGTTTATCTTTTGGTCGTAAATCTTCGCTTCAAAGTCAAAGCCTTTGTCCAGTATCTCCTGCACGACCCAATGGATAGGGATGACTACCTTCGTTCCTGTCTTTGCGGTCTGTATCCTTATGCTGTCAGTGATGTTCATTTCCTTGAGTCGTGAGTAGTCTGATACTCGCAGACCTGTGAATGCTCCTATTAGGAACGCATCCCTTGCCTTGGAGTAAGCACGTATCCTCGGCTGAATCTTGTTCTTTGCCAATTCGGGGTAGACTTCCTCTATGAGTGCCGGAGTGATTTCAAGATGGTGCATCTTGAGGAGTTCTTCTTCGGTAAGGTATATGCTGTCGGAGTCCGCTGACGGAGCAACGAACTTGCTGTTGTTTATGCTTGTGTTGTCGTGCAGTTTGTCAATGTCCCTGGCTTCTGCCATTACGGTCTTGAGTATTCGTATGGTAGAGCCGAAGTAGTTGGTTGAGTATCCCTGCGAGTAGAACCAAGTTGAGAATGATCCGTAGAAGTTCATGTCGATGTCCTCAAAGAAGAGCCTCTTGCCTATGTGCTTCTCGTATCTCTCAAACACGCCCTTTGTGAGCTTGCATTGCTTGATTCGGTTGTATGCCCTTATCGGAGTGTATCGTTCTATGAATGTGCCGAAGTAGTCTGTGAGGAAGACACGCTCTGTTCGTGAGTTGTTGAATCGGAATCGTTGTAGTGTTTCAAGAAACTCCTGTGACGATGGGATGTATGTCTTTTCCTTGAAGTATGCTATGGTCTTCTTTGATGCCTGTTCCCATAGTTCTATGGAGCTGTTGATGAGTTCGTTGTCGGTGGTGCTTGCGGTCACCTTTGCTCGTTTCTTCTTGTCGCTCCATTGAGACACGAGAATGCTCTCCCCGATGCTTTTCTTGTACTTCTTGCCTTTGAAGCTGATGAGTATTGCAATCGGAGAGCGCTCTCGTTCCTTATGAGTGAGTATGAATGTGGTCATCGGTCTGCCTTGACGATTTGGAATTTCGGTTCTTTGAACATCGTTCCAGTGCCGAGAAGCAGCCATTCTGCGGACACGTTGTATCCTTCTGTAAGGTATGCGAGGTATTCGGGCTTGAGTGTTGACTTGTCTGGGTTGTCACGCACAGTGATGAGGTTCCAGCGATTGACGTTGTACCTGTTTGTGAATGTTCCGAGTCCTCGTATCTCCTTTCTTGCCTTGAGTTCTTCAATAGCCTTGAAGAAGCGTCTGGTTATTTCTATGCCGTCTTGTGATGTCATTCTAGAAGTCGTCGTTGATGTTGTTTTGGATATACAAGGCGTAGGTTTCCAAGATTTCGGTAAACTCTGCACGGAGGTCGTCCATGATCTGCTTTGCCTGTTTCTTAGTTGCGCCCTTTCCCATAGACTGTGTCTTTCCTTTTGGCTCATCGCCTTCAAAGTATTCAAGGTGTGGGACATCGTAGCTGCTGCCCAGTCCAGTCTGCTTTGCATTTGTGCATCGTACATCGTAAATCTCAACTCTGTACTTGTTGTCCTTGATTCGGAATCGCACGTTGTATGAGTAGTCGTATATGCATCCCAATCCCATTCCCTGCTTTACTGCTACTTGGGTTTCCGATGCGACCTGCAGCACTCCTGTCTCCTCGTCTGCGTTGACTAGTGCGTTGTTTGCGTTCTGCCATTTATCGGCAATGAACATCTTGGTGAAAGAGAAGAGTTCTGTCTTGGTTGCCTCTACATCCTTGGTCTCTGATGCTACTGGTTCCTGTGCGTATGCCGACACTATATATATAAGTGTGCATACGAGTGTGATGATTGCCTTTTTCATGGTTTATTGGTTTTGTTGTTTTACAAGTGTTCGTAACCAGTCTACCTGCTCCTGGAGCATTTCCACCTTGGTCTTGAGTGCTGAGTTCTCAGTCTTGAGCATGATGTTCTCCTGCTCCATCTTGCGGATTTGGCTGATTACATATTCGCCTTGCTCCTTTGTGGTCATTATTCTCTGTTCGGTACCTGCGATGATTGTTTGCTGCGAGTTATTGCCACAACTGTTGTTTTGTACACTTATTGGTATGACCTCGTTCAGCATCTCTCCTTCGCCGGATGTGAGCCACATAATGTTGAGCTCTGGGAATACGGCAGAGATTTCCCCAAGCCTACGTGTAGAGATGGATTTTTGAATGTTGCGGACGTAACTAGTACTGAAACCACACATGATGCAAAACCTAAACGGCGTAAGTTTCTTGTATTCAATAAACTGCAAAAGTCGCTCCTTGATGCCAGTGTCTAAAGATTTCGGTCTGCCCATAATTTATTAGTAAATTAAGAGTAAAAAAATTTTTTATTACGAATATTATTACTACCTTTACAATCTAATAATACCCCATAACGATAGTGTTATTATTATTAGTATTAGTAGTATGACAAAGTTAGTGAAAATGTTTTAAATTCAAATAGTGTATGGAAAATTTGAGAACTTTTTATTCGAAGATGGAGCGTGGAACAAAGATGAAGTTCTGCATTGAGGTGGCAGATGCCCTGGATATTTCGGTTGATGCCGTTATCAAGTGGTGTCAGGGTCGTGGAAAGACAAAGAGCGAGGAGGCTCTAAAAGTTTTGTCGGAGTTGTCCGGCATTCCAGTAGAAATGATTTTCGCAAAGTAAGTTATGGAAGATGCTGTAAGGATCGTAGCAGAGCTGGTGAACAGGAAGGCTCAGCTAGAACAGGAAAACGAGAGACTGAGGTGTACGATGGTAGACACCGAGAGGTTTCACAATGTTCCGATGTCATTGGATGTTGCAGGTCAACTGCACGGAGTTTCTGCCAAGGTGCTTAGAAGACTGGTTGACTTGGGGCTGATAGCCAAGCACCCGAAGAGTTCGGACAGCAAGATTCTTATTAGAGCATCGGAAGCCATAAGAATGGATATAGACGTATTGAGGGAACAAGCAAAACATTTGTCGTATGTGTAACGTTTGCCAAGGATATTCGGGAGTCAGTTGTCCAGTATGTGGACGAGGTTCATTGACCGAGCATGAGTGCGATGCGTGTAATGGTTTAGGTCACGCAGGATATTTCGCCTTTGACATTATTAAGAGAGAGTTAGTGAAATGTACGGAGACGGCATGGCTCACTCTGCCGGAAGATGAGGACACTGCCGAAAGCCGAGGCAAGCGTTATTGCAGAATGGATGTTGAGCCATGTCCGATATGCGGTGGCGAGGGATATGTGCTGAAATGAGAAGGATTGAGGCGGTTGGTTGTTTTGTAAAGTGTGTGTGATTGGGTGCGAGGGAGTGAGATCGCTCGCATCCGCCAAAAAAGAAAGCCGCCAGCACGGGGCTGAACGGCAAACTTAAAATCTTTAATCCAGTACAAAGTTATGGAAAAATTATTGGGAAACCAAACTCCGAATTTTGCGGAGATTCGCAAGACCCTCGTAGGTCTTGGAAACGTGCTTATTCAAGCAGAACTTGCAGAGAGCATTGAACTTCGTTATTACGATTGTCTGCAGGACTTGACCTTCAAGTGTGGAAACTTTGAGTATTCTATCAACCCATCATTTCCATTTGATGAGGCTACGTTCACGGCTTTCATAGATGAGGTCAAGTCATTCATGAAGTCTGTGATAAAGGACTATGAGGACCGCATCTTCAAGATGGAGTGCTCAAAGGCGGTTATGGAAGTGTATCTAACGGAAAAGGAGAAATAGTATGGGACTTATCAAGAAGCCGGGCGAGCTGACGCCTAAGACAACAATCTCAGCATTGATTTACGGACAGCCGGGAGCAGGAAAGTCTACCCTTGCTTGTTCGGCACCGAACGCAGTTCTGTTCGACTATGATGGCGGTATCAACCGCATCAACGGAGCGCACCAGATTCCGACAGTGCAGATAACCTGTTGGGAGGAGACACACGAGGCACTGGCAGAGATTGAGAGGGAGATGCCTGAGTGTCAGACCATCATCATTGACACGGTAGGCAAGATGCTTGACTACATGTCTGCGTACATCATCAAGAACGACAGCAAGATGGCTATGCGTGACGGTAGCCTCCAGTTGAAGGGATACGGAGTGAGAAAGACGATGTTTTCCAACTTCATCAAGCAGTTAGCGATAAGTGGCAAGAACGTAATCTTCGTGGCACATGAGAGAGAGGACAAGCAGGGAGATGTGGTAGTGAAGAGACCAGAGATCGGAGGTTCGTCAGCAGCCGACTTGATGAAGGACATAGACATCATGGGTTACATCCAGTTGTACGGCAAGGACAGGGTAATCTGCTTTGACCCTACGGAGACGTACCAAGCGAAGAACTCATGCAATCTGCCTGGAGTAAGCAAGATTCCTCTAGTCGTTGATGAGAACGGAAATGCAATAGGCAAGAACAACTTCTTTGAGAACGTGATTAACACGTTTGTGGCTAATCAGCAGGCGAAGGTTGCGAAGAGACAGGAGTATGATGAGCTGATTGAAGCTATAGGAGGTACTATCAACGAGTCTACGACCCTTGAGGAAATCAATGAGTTGGTTGTGAAGATACCGACCATGCAGCACATCTTTGAGAGCAAGGTCGTTCTCGGCAGGATGCTCAACGCAAGGGCTCTGGCATTAGGCTTCAAGTTGGACCGCATTACCAAGTTGTATGTCGCAGCCTAGTTACAGGATTTACCCATCGCTGTTGCAGAAGTTCCAGAGTCTGTTGGACGTAGAGTTGGAAGTGAATGACTTCTGGAACATAGACAGCGATGGTAATTACAAGAAGACAGCTGACGAGTTGTCCGACAAGTATGAAGCCGAACTCCTTGCGATGGTCAATAGAGAGAGCAGAGAGCCGATAGAAGCAGCATCGCAAGGAACGGCATTCAACGAGATTGTTGATTGTCTGATTGAGAACAGGGGAAGCAGTAACGAAAGCATAGTCATAAGGAGTGTTTGGTATGATCCGTCTTGCAAGATGGTTATTGGCGGAGACCCAGATGACATCAAGGACAAGACAGGTCTAGAGAAGGTCATAGAGGCATCTTTGGACGGCTTTACTTTCTACTTCAATACTCAGTTCTGCAAGGAGGCGTCAAGCTATTTTAAAGGGTCTATACCGCAGTATCTATGTTCTGCAATACTTCCTACTCAATACGGAGATGTAGAGCTTTATGGCTACATAGATGAGTTAAGGCAGGACAAGGTTTATGACATCAAGACCACAAGCAATTATCAGTACGGAAAGTTTGAGAATGGATGGCAGAAGGATGTGTATCCGTATTGTTTGGTTGCAAGTGGTGACTGCGATGAGATTACTGAGTTTGAGTACACTGTATTCTTGTTGAAGAAGCTGAAAGACCAACCGATAACAGGCACGATGTATAGAGAGTGCTATTCGTACAATCACGAGAGGACAAGGCAGAGGCTGACGCAGATGTGCGAGAGGTTCATTGAGTGGCTTGAGGCTCATAGAGACCAGATAAAAGACCGAAAGATATTCGGAGGTGAGAAGGAATGATTTATGACCTAAAGAATCCGTTGCATCGTGACCAGTTCTCAAGGAGGAGTAACAGCCTTCTTGAGAAAGGTTGCGATGTTGTTGAGTTGAAGACCAAGACGTCGAGGTCGCTCAAGCAGAATGCGTACCTGCATTTGATACTTGGTTGGTTTGCAGCAGAGACTGGCAATACCAGAGAGTATGTCAAGAGGGAGTATTTCAAGAGGCTTGTGAACAGTGAGATATTCGTGACTTATGTGGACGATAGGTGGTTGGGTAGGAACGAAGTGATAAAGAGTTCCGCAGAGGTGACGAAGGAGGAGATGATTACGGCTATTGAGCGGTTTCGTAACTGGTCATCGCAGGAGGCAGGAATCTACCTGCCAAGTGCTGATGAACAGAATTACTTGGAGCAGTTGGAAATAGAGTTGGGTCGTTATAGAGATATGATATAGTATGGGAAGAAAGCGAAAATCGGGATTGGATGTATGTCCGTTTGACGTGAATATGCTTTCGGATGTAAGGATGCGTAGATTGATCCGATTGCATCAAGGCGATGCGATTGCGGTCTATATGGCAGCCTTGTGCTTGATATATCGTGACGGCTACTATGTGGAGTATGATGACGATGCTAGGTTCAAGCTGTCGGAGCATACTGGAGTAAGTGAAGCCACAGTTGATGCAGTTATCGCAGACGCTGTGGCTTGTGGTCTGTTCGATAGTGCCATCTTTACGGCTGAAAGAGTGCTTACTTCGCAAGATATACAGGACGCATATCTTGAAGAACGCAGGAAGGTAGCGAAGAGAAAAGCCTCATTGGATAGGTATATCATCGCCTCAGATAGTGTACCGCAAAAAGAGGATTTTGTGCCGCAAAATAACGATAATGCGCCGCAAAATAACGATAATGCGCCGCAAAACGATAGTAATGCGTCGCAAAATGAGGATTTTGCGGGAAAAACTCCGCAAAATGAAGAAAAAGTACCGCAAAATCCCGCAGAATCCGATTGTAGGACAATTTCTCCAGTTCCTGTCGCACACACGCCAAAAGTTATTACTCCAGTCATAGATGTAGTAGAAGACACTAGTAGTACACTAGAGTTATTTAATACTCCAGTATCTAGTAATAATATATATCAAGAAAAAGAAAAAACAAGGCAAAAAGAAAAAGAAGCCGGGCTTGCCTTGCCGTATTGCTCGGCAGAGTTTGTCAGCACTTGGGAGATGCTTCGCAAGCAGCCGAAGTGGAAGAAGAAGACAAAGAATGCCTTGCAGATGTCGCTGAACAAACTGGGTAAGTATCCCGAAGAGTTTGCGATACTCTTGATGGAGAATGCTATTGCAGGCGGATGGCAAGGAGTTGTGTTCACGTGGACACCAGATGACTTTAGGAGGTGGGAAGCGAGCAGAAACGGCAGTCCTAAGACGTTTGGCAATAAGAAGCCGAAGGATATTTACGAATCCAACATGGAAAGCATGAATGAGGCATTTAGATTGATTGACGAGAAGTATGGAACTTGAGATAGCAATAACTGAGGCGAGAAAGTCTCCGCTTGTCAGTACAGTTGGCAAGGATGAGGTCATGAAGATGATTACGGCAGGAGTCAGTCACTCGGCCATGGTGCGAGGACAGGACATCAGCCTTAACGGAAAGGCGTTCATAGCGAGTGAGGTCTATGATGAGGTCTTCAAGAAGCATCCCGACATAAGGGTTGAAGAGATACCGATAGTGTTCCGTAACGGAGTCTATGGCAGATACGGAGACTACTTCGGAGTGAACGCCCTCACGATAGTGGGATGGTTTGAGTCTTACCTTGCAAGTGATGAGAGATACAATGTCAGGCAGAAGGAGAAGGTTGCGATGGCTCAGAGGCAGATCGTTCACGATGTTTCCCCAGAGGTGGAGCAGAGGCGCAACGATGAGGCGATGAGGAGTTCTGCACTTGAGTTCTACAGGCAGAGCAAGGAGAACGGAGGACGTGTGGAAGCATTGGTAATGTTGAAGTCCTGTGTGTTTGACTACTTGGTAAGGGTAGGCAAGATTAAGCAGGCGGAAGAGAGGATTGCAGCAGCTTTGGAGGAGGAGAAGGAGAGAGTTAGGAAAGGCTCTGCCAAGATGTCCAAGGGTATGAACCAGATGAGCGGACTGATGGATATTGTATCCACGATGGGAGACAAGAGCCTTGTTCCACAGGCAAAGGCAAGGGTGTTGGATAAGTTCTACAAGGCTCTGTATGAAACTGGTAGGGAGTTGCATCTGTAACTCCCTCTTGTTTCCTCCTGTTGAAAATATGCGATTTAAGGTTAATTATTGGTTGAAATATTTGGATATTATCTAAATTATTAGTAGATTTACATATCCAAAATATTAACCATTAGTTAAAGAAAGAGAGATGGAAGCAATGATTCAGCAGTTAGTTAAGATGATCGAGAACACGAAGAAAGAGATTGAGGTTCTTGACATGGAAGTAAAATCCTTGGAAGATGGAAGGATGGAGAGCGAAGAGAAGTTCAACCAGTTCTACGAGGTACTGGATGCAAGAGATGCTAAGGTAGAATGCCTCAAGTATCAGAGAAGAGCGCTTGCCAATCTCCGCTACGCAGCAGGACACAAGGACAAGGATGTAGATGTGTTTAACCCAGAAAGATTCTAAGCCATGAGAGTATTTGAGAACGCAAGTTACTTTGAGATTGCAGACATCTGCACAGGTCAGTTTTTCTCAGTTGGCAGAAGCATGGAGACCTACAAGGTCATTGATTACGCAAAGCATTGGAACGATAACGGAATGTACGACAGGATAATGGTCGTTACAGACAGCAAGAGCAGATACAAGGTGTTCAAGTGTACTGACCTTGTTGGAAAGAAGATTTACGTTTACTAGTTATGAAACGAAGGATACGAATCACGTCCATTAGGGACTTTGGCAGAAACCAAGACTTGTATTGCAAGAACTGCCTGTTGCTTAGAACTGCACGAAGAGTTGGGGATGAGGAAGTGGTAAACAACTTCGTGGTAGGAAGACTGAAAGAACAGAATGTAGGATTTGAATTTGTTTAAAGGGAATGGAGATTACAGGAAAGGTGCATTGCTTTTTCGAGCAGAGCGGAACATTTAAGAACGAGTTTATCAAGTTAGGTATTCCGGCCGAGGATTATGACATACAGAACAATTTTGGTCAGACCGACCATACGGATGATCTGTTCAAGGCTATTGAGGATGCTTACGACGGAAAGCCGAGTCTGTTTGATAAAATTCGGGGGGGGAGGATTTGGTAATCGCCTTTTTCCCTTGCATTTACTTTTGTGCAACAAGCCAGATGGCTATGTCTTTGACCGACACAAATAAAAGAAAGATGCCTATGGTGCAGAGGTATGCGTTTGTCTTAGATAGGTCGAGAAAAAGGCAGTTGTTTTTAGAGTTATTGATAAAGCTGATGGGAGTTTGCGAATTAAGAGGCATAAGGCTCATTGTTGAAAATCCTTGGGCTATGCAGACATATCTAAAGAATGGATTTATCAAGACGCCATCTTTGATTGATATGAATAGAGCATCTAGAGGTGATTTCTATAAGAAGCCCACAGCGTATTGGTTTATCAACTGTGAGCCGACTCACGGAATGACGCTTTGTCAAGACAAGAAGATAAAGAGAATCTTTGATGCCAAGCCGGGAGTAAAAGCTGGCATGTGTTCAGAAGAAAGGTCTATGATAAGTTCAGACTACGCAAGGAATTTTATATGTGATTTCATTTTAGGTAAAGAACAAGAAGGTAGTCAGATGTCACTATTTAACGATTAAAGATATGGAAAAGAATTACGGACAGAAAGTGAACTTGCTCGCACTAGGTGGAGCGTTCGTGGCAAACATTCAAGGAAAGACAGCGAAGAAGAGATGCCTCTGCATTCCGATTGAGGATGCGCATCTCTTTGAGGGAGAGAAGGGCGTGTACCTCAGCATGAACATGTGGGTATCAAAGAACTCCCAGTATGGAGACTCGCATTATCTCACACAGAACTTGCCGAAGGAGGTAAGGGATGCGATGACTGATGACGAAAAGAAGTCTCTGCCAATCCTAGGTAACGTAAAGGTGATGGAGCTTCCGCCAAGACAGGTGCAGGATGCTGTGGAGATACCGGCTCCTCAGTCAAACGATGACCTTGATGATCTGCCGTTCTAAGTGTAACCGCCTCCCTACGGGGAGGCATATTTCAAGGTAATGAGTCACTCAAGGAATTTCCAGGACCTCACTAGGCAGAAGATACATAGGCTTACCTTTCTTGAATGGGTGGGAAGGAACGAGCAAAGGAATTCCAGATGGAAGGTGAGGTGTGATTGTGGGACAGTGTTTGAGGTAACGGCAATCAATGTCAAGACCGGGCATACAAGGTCATGCGGTTGCTATAGGATAGAGAACAACAAGAACAGACATAAAGAAAGAGAGTTATGACACACGGAAGACTGAGTTTATGTGTCCATAGAGTGGACCACAGGTGTATTGACACCGATGGAGAATGGGATGGCACATGGGATTATAGTTATAAATGGGCTATCTACGATGAGGAGGGGTGTCAAATTGATGGATTTGGTGGCTTCCATACAGCCGAGCAAGCAAAGATAGCCGGAGAGAAGGCACTTAAAAGATGGGAGGAAAAGAAATGAAAGCATATATAGTACACGATTCGCCACTTGGCACTGACTACAGCGGAGCAGGCATGTACGCCCTTATTACCGAGAAGGAAGAAACTCTATACAAGAGGTGGTGCAGTAACAGAGACTTCGCCAATTCGGACTTATCTAGTGGCTTGAAGAGCTTGCTTGACGAGAAAGGGGTGACGGAGGTCTGGAGCCGAGGTATCTTGGTCTGGAAAGGAAAGATTACCAATGAGGCTTACGCTGCCTTTAGGGAGGCAAACGACTGGTATGAACTGAATAATAGTGATGCACGATGAAAGCAATTAGACAAGTAGAGCTTACTGGTTTGAGAGTAAAACTTACCTGCGACCACAATTGCAGCAAGTGCCCAGATTGGTGGTGGTGCATAGAATTATCTGATAGAGCAAGGTAGTATGAAAGCAATAGTTAAAGTAAGAGTCAAATCAACGGGAGAGATCAAAGAAGTTACCCGAGGAATATACTCTCCGTATCAGTATGTTGATAAGGAGGGAACGATATATACTGAGGACGATGTAGAAGAATTGCCGGGAGATGATGGTGTAATATTCTTTGACCCTACCATAGACTACTGGACTCGCCTTGAGCATCAGTACGCAGGAATGGTGATGCAGGGGGTTATATCATCTAAGCGTTGTTTGGATATTAAGACAGATATGTATGACATCCCACATTATAGTCAAATACTTGCCCACGCCCTCGTGGAAAAGATGAAGGAGGAAAGGAAATGAAACGAATGTACAAGCCAACAAACAATCCTGTCTGGAAAGAGGATCTAATAATGTGTCCGAGTCAATGCTTCTGCTTCTTCATTGCAGAAGGAATAAAGATCGGAAGAGCGTCGTG